TTTAACAATAATACAAATCGCATAAGGTAGCTTGCCCAATCCTTTACCATCTCATTGCTAGAAAAGATTGTGCTGGCGCTTGCTGAAGCGGAACCTATCACCGCGCCAGTCGCTAGCAAAGACTTTCCCAGCGCCTGCATGAGCTTCTCGCCCTTGGGCGTCCCCTGGTGCTTCTGCACCATCGTGCGCGCCAGTTCTGCAACTGGGTCAAGCCCTGCGACTGCTGCAATAAGTGTAGCGTCCTCTGGTTGCGGGTTGCGGCGTAAACCGCGCCAGTCGCTAATGATTTGTGGTGAAACACCTATTCTTTTTGCGGTCGCATAGTCGCTTCCGGTCACTTCTTTGGCTTTGTCAAGAAGTTGATTAAGGTCTAGGGTTATTCGTGTCATGCTTTTTTCCTGCTATGATGTTCCGAACTTCACAGTTTTGATAACTAACTTAACTGTGAAAGGTGTCAATTTCTGGTAATTGTGCCTCATTGGAGTCCACCATGCACGAAGGAAAGTTAGCACTGTGTCACCTGCGAACAGTCAAGGGGGCTGCGCGGCGTCCTATGGCGAGCCTGCGAGCCTTGGGCGGCGCGCAGCGCAGCGGTAGCTGCCCCGTGGGTAATCACGGGGAGAACCTTCCTTCGATGCTTGGCTCAGGGGTCGATCAATGAGCCGCGTCACTGACCTCGTTCTTGACGGCTCACAAGTCAAGCTCCAGTTGCTTGCTGAGCGGCAGGCAACATCTGACCTTGTGCATGTCGATTGGCTTCGTTTCACCTGTCTCCTTCGTAAGGCTCCTTGTGCCTCTGAGGACATACTTTTCCCCTTGCCGGATCAGTCCATTGAGCCACTTTCTGTTGCTGAAGAAGAGCGTTTCAAGGCACGCAATGCTTATCTTTCTAAGTTCCTTGCGGACCTCCCTCCTGTTGAATTTTCACCTGCTCAGCAAGCCCTAGCTCTCGCTGATCAAGTCTGCGGTTGCTTGGGCGAAGGTTTTTCAGTTGCTCCTGAGCTACGCAAGGGGTTGGACTTCTACCGACACCGTTGGTCTATAACTCGTGCGGGCGCTGAGGTCGGCTGGGTCGGATTTCTTGCCTCTTCAGACTCTCCTCGTCAATCCTCTCAGCGTAGTACTCTCCATTGCAATATTTTTGGCAGTGCCTGCACTTTTGCACAACCCGGCTGGCGTCAAAACATCGCATCTCTTATCACTGCGGTCGAGGGCAAGATTACCCGCGTTGATCTTGCGCTTGATTTTTTCGACGGTCTAACCGGCGGTATGGATCGCGTCCGATCCGACTACATGCACGGTGCCATGGATCATTGGGGCAAGCGTCCTAAGTGCAACCTTGTCGGTGACTGGTGCAATGGCGTAGCTCGTAGCTTCTACATCGGCAGCAAGGAAGCGGGTAAGCAGACAAACGTTTACGAAAAAGGGCATCAGCTTTTCGGCAATTCAAGCGGCAATCCGTGGATCAGGGCAGAGCTACGCTACGGCAACAAACTGCGTGTCCTTCCTGTTGATCTTCTAACCCGTCCTGACGACTTTTTTGCAGGCGCGTCTGCCTGGCATGAGTCCTTGCTTTCGGAGGCATCTAAGCTCTTCGGAACATCTTGTCAAGTCGAGCCTGAACCAGTTAAAACAACCCCGCGGCTTGCTTTTGAGACTGTTGCCGCCGAGTGTGCACGTGTCGCACGTTGGGCCATGAATACTGCCGCCCCAACGCTTGCGGCCTTGGTCAAGTTCACTAGTTATGAATTCCTTGCTTCTCTCTGTGGTACTGAGAAGCTTCCTGGTCGCCTTCAGCGTTTTACTGAATCAGAGTTGCAACGTGCATTTTCTGCTCCCCACTATTCCGGGTTGGTGGGAACCTGAGCATAGAAACCCGTTTAAGGTGAAAACATGCGAATGATGAACAAGGCTGTCCTGCACGGCATCAAAAGCGCAAAAGGTGAGATCGATGGCCGTGGATACGATTCCACCACGTTTTTTCTTGCTGTCGATCTTGGTCAAAGTCAAAATGGCGAATCTATCGGCGTTGTGACTCGTCCTTTCAAATTTGGAGATTCCAAAGAGTTTGGCAAGTGGGCGCATCTCAAGAATTCCTGGCCGGCAACTGGTGTTCCTGTGGATGTCGAATTCGATGCCATAGCAGGCGCTGATAATGCTGTCAAACTCTCTTTGGTCGCTATTAAGCCTTCGAAAGCCTGAAATGTCTAGATTCGTCATTCAGTCACGCTTTACCGGCTGTTTTCTCTCGGTTGAAACTGAGGGGTTCAGCGTTATTTGGACGCAACTTTTAGCTGATGCGTGCGTGGCTGATGACTTGGAATCCTGTGCTCAATTGATCAACGATCATTGCGAACCTTGTCACCATGCAATGATTGTTGATCTTGACGACCTCAATAATGTGCAAGATATAAGCCTATAGCCCTGCGTGCAGGGTTATCTGCTGCGATTTTGCAGCATAAATGGAGATTTTAAAATGAATGCTCTCAATGCCCGTTTTGCGGCTATTCCTGCTCTCGCTCTCGGCGCTATGGGTTCTGCTATGGCAGAAGTTCCCGCCGAAGTCACAACTGCCGTCGGCTCTTTGAAGTCTGACGCCGTGACTGTTGCAACTGCCGTTCTTCTCGCCGTCGTTGCCGTTTTCGCAATCAAGTTCATTCGCAAGGGTCTGTAATGTCCTATCAAGTCGGCGCTGTCTGCTATTCGTCCGAATCGGCCGCAGCGTCGGCTATTGCCGCGCAGTCTGTGGGTTCAGTTGTAACTCACGGCGGCGCGGCTTTTGTTGTTAATGTTTCTGATATTTCTGCATCTTCCATCAGTTATCAATTAGTACCTTTTGGTGGTGGTGCTACTGTCGGTGTAAGCGTGCCCTTAAATCTTCAGCCTTGCGGTATGCTCGATTGGCAGGATGGCTTAGCCCTTGGTTGGGCTGTTGCTGGTGTTTGGATCGCTGTAGCTGCTGTCCTGTTATTGCGTAGAGGGCTTCATAATGACTCCTGAATTTATCGCTGTTTTTATAGCTGTCGTGGGTGCTGCATGGCTTATATCAAAAGACTTGTAGTCTTTTTACTTTTTCTGCTTCCTGCTTTTTCCTGGGCAGGATATGCGCAGCTAACCCCTCCACCTTCCTGGTCTGCTGGCACTGGTGCTGTTGTCGGTGCTGGTGGTGCCTTTAATGCTTCTCAAGCTGTAGCTGCTAATGCAGCTACTCTTTCTGCTGAGGGTACAGTTCTTACTAATGCAAGCCTTAATGTCGGTGGTCGCATGGTCACAATCCCTGCATCTATGCGTTTCGCAGCCAATGCTGGCCGTTTTGCTGCTAATTTCATTGTTGCTAATCCCTATGTTAGAACTGGCCTTGCAATTGCTTCTTGGCTTCAAATAGGCAATATTGTTTGGGATGAAGTTGAGCAACGTTGGGTTAAGCAAGCTGATATGTATCAGGATGCTTCTGAATATGGTTATGCTGTATATGATGAGCCTCCATATTTTTCTACTGCTCTTGATGCATGTATACAAGCCAATAAACGGCATCCTACTTTTTCTGGTACAGCTTACATTGAATTTGTTTCCGGCTATGGTGACATGTGTCGTTGGACAGATAGTAGTCAGGCATGGGTAATTATTAAAAGACAATTGTGCCCTACTGGTTCTGTCTTTGTTAATGGTCAATGTATGGTTAAAGGCTCTACTTTAACTCCGCTAACTCCGGATCAAGCTGCGGATGAGATTGTCAAGTCTCCTATGCCTCCTCTTGTCCCTCAAGAAGTTCCTACTCCTTTACCAGTTGAATTACCTAAAATAAACCCTGTTCCGTCCCCTGATGGCGATCCTGCGCCAATGCGCATTCCTACTGGTGATCCTGTCAAGCTTCCCAATCCTGATCCTGCTAATCAACCCGATCAATATCGCAAGCCTGCTATTGACGTTGTTCCTTCTCCCGTTCCTGGCGAGCCTTGGCGTGTTGATATTCAGCCTAAAGATGTGATTTCGTCTGATCCTAACAAGTTGCCAGAAAATGCTCCTGTTCCTTCTAACCCTCCCTCTGGTGGTGATGGTGGCGATAAGACTCAAGAAAAAGTGCCTGGCTTTTGTGAAACCAATCCTAATTCAATCGTTTGTAAAGAATTGAAATTTGATAAACCTGAATCCGATGAATTGAAGAAAAAGATGTTTCTGTGCAAGTTACTCCTGATTCGGGTTGGGGTGGTAACGGTCAATGTCCAGCAGCAAAAACAGTTACTGTGTCTGGTCAAACTTTTGAAATACCTTTCGACATGATTTGTGGTTTTCTTGGCAATATTCGTCCTGTCATAATTGCTATGGCATGGCTTAGCGCATTGGGTATTATGATAGGCGGATTTCGTGAATCCTCGGCTGCTAGGTAATGTTTAATCGCTGAGCTAAGGAACAGAACCTCTATCGAGAAACCGACTGAGAGGGAAACCCAGAAGAGGCTATAGCCGAATCAGAAGAACCAGAAGAAGGCTGCGATCCCTGAGACTGCACACGGTCAGGCAAATAAGGATCAAATGGTCGATTCTTAACCCAGCGCAAGCAATCATCGTTTTTTATGAGGTTTTATTATGGAATTGCTAGGTTCTTGGTTGTTGGCTCTTGCTGCTCCGTGGATTAGGAAAGTTCTTGCAAGTCTTGGGATTGGCGTTTTGTCGTTTACCGGCATGGATGCTGTTATCACTAACGTCGTAGCATCTGCTAAGGCTGCATGGTCTGGTTTCCCTGCTGAGATGGTTATGCTTGTCGATCTTGCCGGTGTAAGCAATGCAATTAGTATTATTGTTGGCGCATACATTGCCCGTGCTTCTCTTCTTCTTTTTAAACGCTTCGGGATTGTTTCCTAATGCTTACGCTCTTCACTGGTGCCCCTGGTGCAGGCAAAACTGCTGCGCTGGTTGATCTGCTTAGCAGTCTCCCTCCTGGTCGTCCAATTTATGTTGACGGCTTAGAAGGGCTTACTCTCCCTCATGAGTCCATTGATGCGCATCGCTGGCATACAGACTTGCCGGATGGTGCAATCATGGTAATCGATGAAGTTCAGCGTGTGTGGCGCCCTCGTGGCCCTGGTCAAAAAGTGCCAGACGATGTTGCAGCGTTGGAAACGCACCGTCATAGGGGCATTGACATATACATGACAACGCAAGCCCCTCAGTTGCTTGATACTAATGTCAGGCGTCTGATTGGTCGTCATGTGCACATCCGTGATACTGGCATCACTGGTAGATGGTGGTATGAATGGCCTGAGTGCAATGATTCCTTAAGCTGGAAAAGCTGCACTAACAAGCATCGTTACAAGCTTCCGAAGCATATTTTCGATAAATATAAAAGCGCCTCTCTTCATACAAAGAGTCCACGCAAAATCCCTTTAATGGTTTATGTTGGTGCGTTAACTGCGATAGCTCTTGTTGTTGTTTCGATAATGGTTTATCGCATACTCCACCGAAATGATCCAGTGAAGGTACTTTCTAATCCTCAAGCTGTAACGGGTTTATCCAATGCTTCCTCAATATCTCCTCCTGGCCGTGGCGCTCGTCCTATTGATGATCGTATTGATTGGATACCAAGAACCAGCAATAAACCCGAATCTGCTCCTGCTTATGAGCATTTGCGCGTTGTTGTTGCTATGCCTCGCGTCACCGGCGGATTCTGCATTAATGAATCCTGTCATTGTCACACGCAACAAGGTACAGATTCGGGACTGAGTAATGATGAATGCTTGCGCTGGGTTAAGAATCGACCATTTGATCCTTATTTGCCTGACCGTGTGCAGTCTCAGGGATCGCAGCCTTCTTCTGGTTCTTCTGATTCGGCTGTAGCCTCTTCTGGGTTTCCCTCTCAGTCGGTTTCTCGATAGAGGTATTTTTCCTTAGCTCAGCGATTATCTTTTCCGTCGCTTTTTGTGAATCTTCAAAGCGTGTTTCTGCTACTGCTGCGCGCTTTTCTGCTGTTGCTGCACGGTTGCTCATTTCTATTATCTCTGCGCGTAGTCTTTCTATCTCTGCATTTTCTCTCATTTGTGCTCTTTCTCTTCTTGCGCGTTCTTCGTCTGCAATTTTCTGCTCTCTTTCGATGCGTTGTTGCATACTAGCTATTGTTTCTGTTTGCGCATCAACCTTACCTTTTAGTGTGTCGCGTTCTGTCGTTATTACTGCCATTTGATTTTTAAGGCTTTCAATCTCGATCTCTAGCATTCTTCCTACTCGTGCTAGCTCTGTTGCTTCATTTTGTGCTTGCATAAGCTGTTCTTGCATTTCTGCTCGTGCCTGCTCTGTTGCTTTGTCAATTTCTGTCGCGATTGCCGTTATTAACGTTTGCGGAATCGCTGTTGTCTTTTTTGTTCCTGCTTGTCTTGTATCTCTCCATGCGCTCATGTGCGCATGTATCGTGTTTGGGCTACCTGTTCCCAGCCTTTCGCGCACTGCTTTGATAGTTGGTTTCACACCATCGCTAACCAATTCATCGGCGGCGGCTGCTACTTGCTCGTATGTAATCCCTATGCGTGCCATGTCGTACTCCTCTTGCGTTGCGATAACGTATTATACACCAATACAATACGACATATCATATTTTATTGTAAAGATATGTAATGTTTATGATACGATATGATACGATATGATATTATTATACGATACGATACTGTATTCTGGCTGTTGGGGGTATCGGGGGCGTAGCCCCTGATGTTAGGCTCCACGTCGCGCACAGTGCCCCACGGCATGCGAGCGTGCGCCCCTAGCGCGTCTGCCTTGTGGCATGCGTGGCCACGGTCGCACCAGCGCTGCGCATCCTTGCCTGCGCATCAGCACGCCGCCCGAGCGCGCTGCGCTGCATCAGCATCAGTGCTTCCCGTCCTCGCCGCCCTAGAAAGCCACTGGCAAGCGTAGCGCGCAGCGAAGCGGAGTTCTTGCAAGGTGCGCGTGGTGTCTACCTATTTCATCGGGTTAAAACGTAGCGTAGCGGAGTTTTGATCCGGTGGGATAGGGCAGCATGCTGTGTGTGGTGGGGATGTAAAGTCATGTTAGTCCAAAAAGGACGTGATTTTTATTCATATAAATCAATAACTTAGACTGGTTATGGGCGAAATGAAAGATGAACAGGCGGATTTAGCCCAGTGGCGTAGTTGTCCTGGCTGTTCGGGGGTATCGGGGGCGCAGCCCCTGATGTTAGGCTCCACGTCGCGCACAGTGCCCCACGGCATGCGAGCGTGTGCCCCTAGCGCGTCTGCCTTGTGGCATGCGCGGCTACGGTCGCACCTACGCTGCGCATCCGTCCCGTTGCACCAGCACGCCGCCTGAGCGCGCGGCCCTGCATCTGCTAAAGCATTGCGATTTGCCGTCGCCCTAAAAGCAGGAAGCAAACGAAGTGCGCAGCGAAGCGTAGGGCAAGCGAAGCGCGCAGCGAAGCGGAGAAGTTAGGGATCGATGCCCGAAGGGGCGAGACAAAACGGAATGGAACGAAGTGGAATGTAGTTTTGGCTCGATGCGTAGCACGAGAGCCCGGCCCGAAGCGCAGCGTAGGGAAACTCCCAAATGCTATTTCCTAAATTGCTTCGGGTTATAAATAAAATCTTTTGTATCGCGCTGTTTATCTTTAGGCAAAATCCTAATTGTGAAATTGCTATTCTTCTTTTTCCTGCGCATAACAACAAACAACATAATAACTAAACCAAATATAGCGGCAATGATATATTTCATGTTGAGACTCTCCTTTTGCGA